GTAGCAGAGGGAACAGTTCATGATCCTGAATTGGTATCAGATTGGGAGCAAAAGTTTTATAAAAATGAATTGAAATTAGCCAAGAAATACAACCCAGAACACTATAGGTATTTGCTTCAAAATAACTATGAAAGAGCAGTTTTTCTTAAAGGTGACCCAGTATTCCCCAGAGAAACTCAAAGGTATCAATGGGCTAACTTAAATATCAACGGAAACAATGTATTAGAGTTGGGATGCTCTACTGGATATGGATCACAGTTTTTAGAAAATGTTAATTATTTGGGATTGGACTATGACCCAATAATTGTTCAAGTAGCAACAGAGCAAGGCTGGGGAAAAAAAGTATATTTTAATTGGGCAGACATTAATACTTATTCTTTAGATCAATATGACACCATCATTGCTTTTGAGGTAATAGAACACTTAAACAATGGTTTAGAAATTGTTGAAAAACTTAAAAAACATTGCAAAACTTTGTTAATAACAGTTCCACACAATGAGCCTAAAGGCTTTTGGGGAGAACATCATAGATTGCATGGTTTAAATGAAAGCAATTTTTCTGGTTTTCATTTTAATTACATCAACCATAATGGTGAAATATCAGATGTAATGCAAGAAGTTACACCTGAAAACCCAAGTAATTTAATGATTTGTAGGTGGGATAATGCCTAAAATACTATGTTCAATAGCAACTAGGGGGCGTTATCACACAACGCTTCCTTTAGTTTTAGAAGCTGTTATTAACCAAACTTGGTTACCTAACAAAATTGTTATTTTTGATGACAATGATGAACCCCAAGATATGCGTAAAGAAATGATTTATCAACATTTCTTTCAAATAATGGCTATTAAAGGTATTGAATGGGAATGGCTATTTGCTGAAAAAAAGGGACAACATCACATTCATCAAATGGCTAATCGTATGGATTTTGATTGGATTTGGCGTGTAGATGATGATTGCGTTCCTGAAGCCACAGTCTTGCAAAGCCTGTATAGCCATGCTACACAGTTCCCTAATGTTGGGGCTGTAGGTGGTGCAATACTTACTCCACCATTACAAAATACATCTAAATCTACTGGGTTAATTAAAGACATTGATTCTGAGCCTAATATTCAATGGAACTTCATTGAAAACATAAGAGAAGTAGAGCATTTACATTGTTCTTTTCTATATAGGGCAGGGGTTTATGACTTTAATACAGGGCTTTCCAGAGTAGCGCATAGGGAAGAAACGCTATTTACCTATGGATTGCATCAAAAAGGGTACAAAATATTAGTAGTACCTAATGCTGTTTCTTGGCACATGAAAAATCCTCAAGGCGGTATTCGTGCTGAAACAAAGAAAGAGATGTATGACCATGACGAGCAAATTTTCAGAAACTTCATTAGCTATTCTGGGAACACTATTGTGGTACTTAATGCTGGTCTTGGGGATCACATTGTGTTCAGTCATATATTGCCTGAAATTAATAAGCCTATTGTTTTTACTTGTTATCCAGAAATTGTTGAAGGTCGTTCTATAGCTGAAGCTCAACACCTTTTTGGTAACATAGATCAATGGAATATCTATGGCAAGATGGATCAATGGAAGTGGACTGATAGCTTAGAAAATGCCTACAGAAAGCTTTATTTATGATAATCATTCACCCTTTTGCCAAACCATTAAGAAATGGCAAAACTAACCCTAAAAACTACCCTTATTGGAAACAATTAATCTCCATGATTAATGAGCCTATTATTCAAATAGGCGTAGAAGGAGAAGAACAGTTAGTTTATGATTTTCGTAAAAATTTGCCAATCCCAGAACTTAGAAAGTTAATCCAAGAATGTCGAATTTGGATTGGCGTAGACAGCTTTTTTCAGCATTTAGCTTGGGATGAAAAAAAATCGGGCATTGTTCTTTGGTCAGTATCAGACCCATTGATATTTGGACACCCAGAAAACACCAATTTACTTGAAAATCGTGATAATCTATCAAAAAATCAGTTTCTTTGGTGGGAAGCAACAGAACATAATCCTAATAGTTTTGTAAAACCAGAGATTGTTAAAAATTATTTATAAAAAGGCTTTTTATGTTCGACCAAACACTTTTTAATTATGCGTTAGCTTTATGTGGTGCTTTGGGCGGATGGGTTCTAAAAGTTATTTGGGATGCAGTTAAAGATTTACAAGCGGCAGATAAGATTTTGGTAGAAAAAGTAAACACCATCGAAATTCTTATAGCTGGAAACTATATGTCTAAAACAGATTTTGATAAAATTGCCGCCGCTATTTTTGCAAAATTAGACAAAATAGACGATAAGTTGGATAGAAAGGCAGATAAAAATGTTTAAAACTATTTGTGCTTTACTTCGTAAAAAACCTGAACCAGCTATTATTCCAGTTTTTCCTGTTAAAAAGAAACCAGCAGTTAAGAAAACTGTTAAAAAACCAATAGTAGTTAAAAAAACTATTAAAAAGCCTATTTTGAAAAAAAAATGAAAGCAATGCACAAATCAAGGACTATGTGGTTTTCCTTGTTTCTTGTTATATTTGGTGCTTTAGCAGATAATTTTTCTTATGTCCAAAACATTATTGATCCAAAATATTATGGCATTAGCTTTATTGCTATTGGCATTATCGTTGCTGTACTTCGCTTTGTGACATCAAAGCCTATTCAATAATGTTTCCATTATCCATAAATAGTTACATAATGATTGGTCTTGCTGTTTTAGCAATGGGTGGCATTGGTTATGGAAAGTATGAATCTTATAAATTGGATGCTTATAAAGTAGCTCAAGCTAAAGCTGTCCATGATAAAGAAGTTCAAAGCCAAGAAGATACTGACAAAATAAGGAAAGCTAAAGATGCTCAAATTGCTAATATTAATTCCCAGCTTGCTGATGCTCTTATCAGCTTGCGGAACAGACCCAATCGTAACCAAAGCTCCAGCAATGGACAAAATGGAACTGGGACAGCCCTTTCTGCCGAGGATGCAGAATTTCTTATTAGGGAAGCTTCCAGAGCAGACCAAATAAGAACTGGATTAGAAGCTTGCTATGCTCAATATGATGCGGTAGCTAAATGATTTATTCTAAAAATGGGCTTCATCTTACAGAAAGTTTTGAAGGATGCAGACTTACTTCTTATCCTGATCCGGGAACTGGTGGTAGCCCTTGGACTGTTGGTTATGGGCATACTGGTTCTGATGTTCATCCCAATATGACCATAACTCAAGAACAAGCTGAAGAATTATTAATGCAAGATGTTCAAAAATCAGAAATGACAGTAACTAATAAAATACATACAGACATAACTCAAGATGAATTTGATGCCCTTGTAGACTTTGTTTTTAATGTTGGAGCAGGAAACTTTGCTGGTTCTACCCTATTAAAAAAAATTAATGCTGGCGATATGAAAGGTGCGGCATTAGAATTTGAAAAATGGGATATGGCGGCTGGTCGTCACATGGCTGGACTACTTAGGCGTAGACAAGCTGAAGAAAAATTATTTGATGGGCTGGTATGACCGATATTTACGATATGGCTTCAGACAATGAAGAACGGGATCGGGATTTAGCTATTCAAATTGCTCGTTCTAAACCCAAAAATCATTCTTTTACTGGGCGTTGTCTATATTGCAATGATAATATTGTTAAAGGGCTATTTTGTAACGCCTTTTGCCATACCGATTACGAATCGGAGCAAGTTATTAAAAAGCATCAATGGCGATAGATATACAACAATATACTAAGTATAAGTATTCGATATTCTTGAATTTAGAATTTTTCCTTAAATAAATCTAGCAATAATGTAAACAATCACAACTGCAAGTAACCACCATTTAAAACTGCCATCAAATACCCAGTTTATAAAGTTCATTTCTCTTGTGCCTTTCCTTTAGCTTTTATCATTTGCGTTCATTTTGCGTAATCTGCTGTGTTTATAATAATTTGTTGAACAGCAATATCTAACTCTATAGCTTTATCATATAATTGTTTATGACCTGTTAAATCAGGATTTGCATTTAACTGTTCTAGTTCAGAAATTAAATTTCTAGCTTTAATTAAGTTTTCAGAAATATTCATATATCACTTTCTATTAAATGTTTTAATAAATCAAGACGACTAGGATGTTTTAATTTTCTAATAGCTTTACTTCCTATTTGTCTAATTCTTTCTTTACTAAGATTTAATTCTTTTCCTACACTTTCTAATGATTTTTCATCAAAAAATCTTTTTCCTATAACCGATTGCTCATTAAAAGTTAAAGTTTTTAACACTTTTTTAACTAAATTTTTTTCTTCTTTTTCATAAAGTTCTACATCAGGATTTTTAAATTCAATTAAATCTATTGGATTCATGCCCAAAACTTTTTGTAATTCCATTTTAGAAATTTCTGTTTCTGTAGAATTTCTTTTTAAACGCATATTTAATTGTTCTGTAGACCATAAATCAGTAGGACAAGCACCTAATACTTCCATTATTTGATTTGCTAAATCTGTAAAATTTCCTTCATTGGTAATTGGACAAATTCTCATTGCTATTAAAGCATTAAGTTGATTTAAACTAACATTTAATTCTTTAGCAAAATCAGATTGAGATTTATATCCTGCTTTTTCAATTGCTAACAAAAGAAGATTGTTTCTAACTGTTACTTTAATTCTATATTCTTTCATTTTATTCTTACCACTTTAGATTTTTTAAGAAGTAATTCATATTGCTCTTTGGCTTTGTCATCTAAATTTCTTAGTGGCAATTCTTGAAAAAATTTCCATTTAGCCCTGTATTCAGGTTGTTCAGATGGTCTTACCCACCCAAACTGTTTCCATCTTTCTTCAATGTTTGTACCACTTGCTGTCCAAACATATTGGTTTATGGCATCACTCATAAATCTTTCCTTATTTTTTAGCTGGTCTACCACCCAGTTTTCCATTAGAACGACTTGCTTGTTGTTTAGATGGGGAATTAGCTTTACCACCAGCCCCGCCTAATTGTTTTGCGGCTTCTGTTAAGTTGGTGTATTTAATGCTTCCTGAATCATTTCTTTTAGCTGTTGCCATACAAACCTTTCATATCCTAAGTGCTTGGGTTTTTAGTTTATACCTAAGTGCTTGGGTTTACAAGTTCCAATAATTTTTCTTCGGTGATCCCGTAAGTGCGTTCAAACTGTTTACGCCCAAGTCCGTGAATACCTGAATTTCCTCTATGATGTTCTGGACAGAGGGGTATAACTGGTGCTTGTTTTCTAGGGATATTTCCCCTTCGAATGTGGTGCAACTCTGCTGGTGTTTCTTCATATCCAATATAGGAACAGAGGACACAGCCAAATCTCGCCAAGCGATCATAATTTTCTTTTTCTTGTTTTTTCATCGAATTTTTGATTTTTCCAATTTTTTCATCGGATTTTTTATTGCACCGCACCATTTTCATCGGTGGGTTGACGCATTGCAACATTATCGGGTTTTCCAAATTTTTTCAATTTTGACTGCGGTATAACATACCCTTTACCATGACCGAGATCACCAATATTTATTTCTTGAATTGCTTCGGTAGATTCTATCCAACCAACTATATCGACTGATTTATTTTCTTGAATGATCGCAAGAATATATAAATCTACTTCATCGGCTTTTTTATCAATATGTATTACAAGATTACCGCTTTTATATCTTGTCGCTTTA